AAACAAGCCGTTCAAAATATACAGGAAACTGTTACTGCTACAACTCAATTAGGTACTGCATTTAAAAGAGTAACACCAATAACTAATCAAGTTAATCAGTCTTTGGTCAATGTTTCAAGGGTTGCACAAGATGCTCCTTATGGTTTTATCGGTATTGCGAATAACTTAAACCCTTTATTAGAATCATTCCAAAGTTTAAAACAAACAACTGGTTCTGCAAGTAGTGCTTTAAAGGAGATGGCTAAAGGCTTAATGGGACCAGCAGGTATTGGTCTTGCATTAGGTGTTGTTTCATCTTTGATAGTCGCATTTGGTCCTAAAATAGCAAAGTTTATAAATGGTACAGATGCAGCTAGTGAAGCACAAGATAAATTTAAGGAAAGTTTAGATAAGGCACGAGCATCTGCAAGTGAAAGTGGAATTAAATTATTAGCATATATTAGAGTTGCTGAAGATGCAACAAATACTGATGCTAGGAGAAAAGAAGCATTAGATGCAGTTAGAAGTGAATTAGGGAAAGTAAATGCTTCATATACCGCAACAATTAAGACAACTGATGATGCTAGAAAAGCAGTTACATTATATACTGATGCTTTAGTTGCACAAGCAATTACTTCAAGATATATTGATGAAATTGCTGATAAAAATATAAAATTATCAGATGCAACAAAATTAGCAAAGAAAGCTGGTGAAGATTATGCTGCAAGTGTAGAAAGGTCTAAAAATATGGTTAATGGTTATGTTGATGCTTCAGTAACAATGGCATCCGTAACTAATAGAGATAAAAATGCTTTTGATGCAGCAAACAAATCAGTAACGGATTTAACAAATGGGATTGCCGATTTAAATAAAGAAGTATTTACAACAATAGATAATGCGTTAAAATCAAATAATGCGTATTATGTAATGGATAAAGGTGCAAAAGATTTAGATAAAACTATTATAGAAGTAACTAAAAACTATAAAGCGTTTACTAAATTAACTGCTGAACAAGTTGGAACATTTATTCCACAAGTAAGAAATGCTTTACCAGTAGTTCCATTAGCACCACAATCTCCTTTAACTAAAGGTCCATCTCAAGCTATTTTAGAAGCTCAAGCAATTGCACAAGCTGCTACCGAACAAGCTAAATTTAATTATTTATTAAATGAGGCTGAGGTAACTTCTAGATTTCTTGCAGAAGGTCTTGGTAATGTATTTCAAGCATTACAAAGTGGTGATAATATTGGAGATGCAGTTTTAAATGTATTTAAGGATATGACATTACAACTTGCACAAATGGTTGTACAGGCTTTAATATTTAAAGGAATTATGACTGCTCTAGGAATGGGCGGTGCAGCTGGAACAACTAATGATTTAACTGGAGGTTTACTTGGTGGCTTAAGTAAATTATTTGGATTTACTCCTTTAGCTGAAGGTGGAATAGTAAGCAAACCTACTTTTGCAATGGTAGGTGAGGGTGGAGAAAGCGAAGCCGTTATGCCATTATCTAAATTAGATAGCATATTAGGTAGTGCATTTAATAGTGGTGCTAATTCAAGTAATGGGATGTCTAATGGAGGTTCTTTTGTATTAAGAGGCAATGATTTAGTATTAGCTTTACAAAGGTCTAATTCATCATTAAACTTAAGGAGAGGTGGCATATAATTTAAAATATTCAATAACTGCTGAAACTAAAAACAATACAACTGCATTAGTTGAAATGTATATTGATGAAGCGGTTGCTGCCGTAATTGAATATCCTGCTACTGCAATTCAGTTACAATATATCCCAAGAAGTGATGATATTTACGAACCTATTTATGCTAGTCAATTAAATGTTAGTATTGATGTAACAGATGACCAAAATAACTTACCAAACTTTACAACTTTAAATGACAGAAAATATTTAGTAAAACTATTTATAGATGGTAATATTTATTGGCAAGGATGGGTTTTAAGTGATTTAGTTCAATACTCATTTACAACAGGTAGAAAAGAATTATCTTTTAATGCTATTGATGGACTTGGAATGTTAGATTATATTCCTTTTACATATACTGAAACTAATGTAGTAGGTAACACAAAATTAAGCCCACAAACAGTACTTTATTTTTTATATAATTGTTTAGCTAAGATAGGATTCCCAACAGGATTAAATTTATTAACTGCTTGTTCTTATTATGCAGCAGGGATGAGTAATAGAGGCGATGGCACACAATATGAGCCATTTAATCAAAGCTATTTAAGACCTGTTTACTTCCAAAATAATGATGAAAAATACGAAACTTGTTTAATTGTTTTGACTAAAATATTAAAGTCATTTGGTTGCAAACTTTATCAGGCTAATGGCAAATGGTATATTGTAGCAGTTAATGAATTTGCTGCTGCTCCATATTTTGCTTTTACATATTTTACAGAATATACATCAGCTGGAACATTGGTTACATCAGGAACATTTAATACATTAAGCGAAATACAAGCATACACAGGAAATACAAGCGGTTTATACTTTACTAATAATAGCCAAATGAAGCTATTTAAGAAAGGTTATAACAATTTTAATTATAGATATGATATAACTTATTCACCTAACTATATTTCTAACTTTAACTTAAAAAGTATAACAAGTGGATTTCCTACATTATGGCAATCATTTACTCAAGGAACGGGGGGAAGTGTTACAGTTGTAAATAAACCTTATGAGGCAAGTGATTGGTTTAATATTACTTTAGGTACTAGTGGTGGTGGATTTACTGCATTTAGCAGAGTTTCTACAATCATAACTGGATATGTTACTGAAAATGATACTTTAACTTATACTCAAACATTTTTTGAGCAAAGCATTGATAAGGTAAGAGGACAAATACAATTACAAATAACAGGTATCGGTGGCGGTGCTGCAATATATTATTTAAATATTGATAGCATTTGGCAAGATGCTTCAGTTGCACCTTTTGATAATTACTATGAAGTTCCTTTAGTAGAAGAAGATAAAATAAATCAAGTATCAATAACAACACCACCAATTCCTATAAATGGTACTTTAGCAATAACTTATATGCTAACACAAGATATTGTGAATTGTGCTACTAATGTAAAAATTGGTGCTTTTGGATTAACTTTTGAATCTCCTTTGTCATTAATTACATCTACTTCAATTATAGATGCAAATAATCAATATCAATTAGAAATGGATTTGCCATTAGGTTATCCAATTTATAGTGGTGATGGTGTAAATAGAACTCAAGCAAATATGGCTTACGGAACTATTCAGCAATTAGTATCAGGCAACTTTGTATCTGCAACAGGATGGTATCGTTATGGACCTTACACAAGCCCTACCGATGGATTAAGCCAAACTATAATGAAAGAATATATCAATAATTATAGAAGAAACTTAATAAATGTTGATTGTAATGTATTTGGAATAACAACAAGTAATGGTAATTTTGCTGCTAATAAACTATTAAAAATATTAGATACTGACCCAGCACAAATTAACATTCAAGATAATAGATATATGACAGGTAATATGACTATTGATATTGTTAATTGTGAAACTCAAGCTACTTTATTAGATATTTCAAATGTTGAATTAAGTAGTACAATAGATACTATTTTCACAGTTAATGGTGTTAATTACAATTAAAGATTAAATTTGTAATATGGCAGACAAAGTACAAGGTAATAATATGATTCTCTATTGGCAAAATCCCAATGGGGACTTCTATCTTAATGGTGGTGTCTCACAAGGCACAATAGGTGGTAATTCTTACTATCAATTTAGTTCTACTGAAAATGTAGGTGCTAGTGTAAACTTTACTGCAACAGGAAACAATGTTATAGCTAGATTTATTACGGATGTGAATAAACCTAATATGACTTCTATCCTTGCTGGAACTTGGACTTTTAGTTCTTATGTATCTATTACAACAGATTTAACATCTAGTCCTTCTTTTTACTTTGTTGTCTCTAAGTACGATGGAACTACATTTACAACAATAGCAACAAGTTCTACTACTGTATTGACTTCTACAAATAAGACTTTATATTCTACCTCATTGACCTTCCCATCTACGGCACTTGGTGTAACTGATAGAATAGCAATAACTGTCTATCCTGTAAACGTAGGTGCAAGAAATATTACTTTTTACACTCAAGGAACTAACGTTTCTAAGGTAACGACTACAATACCAACAGATATTCCTTTTGCTTGTTCTACAAATTGTTCTTTCTCAGTTAATGTGGACCAGAAAGAAGTAACAAGTCAAACGAGTGCTTATTATCGTGAATTTAAGAACGACATAGCTAATTGGAGTGTAAACTGCGATGGCTTAATAACTTTGGATAATTACGGATATTTATACTTATTACAAACTCAACAAAATAGAACACAAATAGCCATTAAATTTGCTATTGATAACGGAGTAAATGGCTTAGTAATAATAGCAGGAAATTGTAATTTAACAAGTTTACAAATCAATGCTCCTTATAAGGACATAGGTACTTATTCGGTTAGTTTACAAGGGTCTGGTGCTTATTCTACAACAGGAACTTCAATAAATCAAAATGGTGTGATAGTAATAGCAAATGGTCAAGTATATATGAAGTTTGCAACGGCAACAGGTGGAGAGACTACTATTACTTTTGCAGATATGATAGGAAAGAGTTGTTTAGGCTTTACAAGAGGTGGTGTAGAGGTAAGAGAGATACTTACAACAGGAACTCCTACAAACGACCAAATTAAGTTTACAAGTGCAAGTGGTGTGGTTACATTCGGTAGAGCATTAGAAGCAGATGAATTTATTAGAGGAATATTTCAATAATTAATATGAGCAATCAATTACAAATATCAGGAGCAGCAAAGATTAGGAGCATACAAGGTCCAGTAGTGGCTAATAGTGGTGTAATAACTGCCTTAGATGGCGATGCTTCTCAATATGTTAGAGGAGATGGTACTTTAGCTGATTTCCCTACATCAACAGGTGGAGGTAGTTCAGTTTCTTATTATCTTAATACAAGTGTAAGTCAAGGTACGATAGGAGGGGTTGCTTATAAACAATTAAGTAAAGTTCCTATTGCTGGTGCTGGAACTGATGTTAGTATTTCGGCTGATGGTTACATAGCAAGTTATATTACTGATGCTAATGACCCTGCTTTATTAGAAGTACCTGCTGGAAACTTTAATTGTGAGTTTTATTTTAGTGTAAACTCTAATGCTCACAATCCTTATGTTTATGCAGAAGTCTATAAGTATGACGGAACAACTTTTACCTTATTAGGTAGTAGTCAAAGTGTACCAGAGTATTTAACTAATGGAACTACATTAAGTCCTTATTATTTTGCTATTCCTGTTGCTACTTCTGTTTTAACAATAACGGATAGAATAGCAATTAGAATATTTGTAAATGTAGATGGTAGAACTATTACTTTACATACTGAGAACAATCATTTGTGTCAAGTTGTTACAACCTTCTCTAAGGGATTGACTACATTAAATAATTTAACAAGACAAGTACAATTCTTTCAAACAGGAACAAGTGGAACTGACTTTGCTATATCTTCAAGCGTAGCTACTCATACTTTTAACTTGCCTGTGGCTTCGGCTGCAAATACTGGTAAATTGAGTTCAACTGATTGGAGTACATTTAATAATAAACAAGCTGCATTATCTTTTACTGCACCTTTAATAAACACAAGCAATACTATTTCAATTCCTGTGGCTACAAGTTTGATTGATGGGTATTTAGATAATTTAGATTGGACTAATTTTAATACTGCTTATAACAATATGATTGTAAGTGCAGCAGTTACAGGAACGACTACAAAGACTTTAACATTAACACAACAAGATGCAGGTACTATAACGGCTTCTTGGACTGATATTAATACGGATGCGGTTACAAGCGTATTTGGTAGAACAGGTGCGGTTGTAGCTACTGAAGGTGATTATAGTTTAACGCAATTAAGTGATGTAACAATAACAAGTCCATCAAGCGGACAAGTATTAAAATACAACGGAACTGCGTGGATTAACGATACGGATGCAAACACAGGAACAGTTACTTCGGTGGCTATGAGTGTTCCAACAGGATTGTCAGTAAGTGGTAGTCCAATTACATCAAGTGGTACATTAGGTGTAACATTTACTGCTGGTTATTCTATTCCTACTAATGCAAGTCAAACAACTTGGGATACGGCTTACACAAATAGAATTACAAGTGCAAGTTTCCCTTTAAGCATTTCATCTAATGCTATTTCAATATCATTAGCATCGGCTTCAACTGCCGGTTATTTATCAATAGCTGATTGGAATACTTTTAATAGCAAACAAAACGCATTAACTAATCCTGTAACGGGGACAGGTAATTCAGGTTATATATCTTTATTTACAGGAACAAGTACAATAGGGAATAGTATTATCGTTCAAAGTGGAACAAATGTAGGTATAATGAATGCTGCTCCAACTACAACATTAGATGTAACAGGAGGTGGTAAATTCTCTGCTTCAATAACCGCATTAAGTTTTGTAAAAAGTGGTGGTACATCAAGTCAATTCTTAAAAGGAGATGGTAGTGTAGATTCAAATACATACATTACTGCAACTTCAATAAGTGCTGCAAGTCCTTTATTTTATAATAGTGGTACAGGAGTGTTTACAATAAGTGCAGCGACAGGTTCTACTAATGGTTACTTATCAAGTGCTGATTGGTTAACATTTACTGCTAAGCAAGGTGCAATAACCCTTACCACAACAGGAACAAGTGGTGCTGCGACATTAGTAGGTGCAACTTTAAATATACCACAATATCAAGCTGCCGGTACTTATGTTACATCGGTTACAGGTACAAGTCCTATTGTTTCAAGTGGAGGTACAACTCCTGCTATTTCTATTCCTGCTGCGACAACATCTGTGAATGGATATTTGACATCTACCGATTGGACAACATTTAATGGTAAGTTTAACCTTCCATCTCTTACAAGCGGTTCAGTCCTATTTAGTAACGGAACAACTATTGCACAAGACAACGCAAATCTCTTTTGGGATAATACGAATAATAGGTTAGGTATAGGTACTGCAACGCCTGATTCTAAAATACACGCTTACGTTTCAAGTGGTTCAATTCAAACTTTATTAAAATTAGAAAATGCTTCAGTTAGTGCTTCTTCGGGAAGTAAAATATCATTCACTGAAGGTGGTGTAGAAAGAGCAGCAATAATTAGTCAAATTGGTACAGGAACTACCCCATATTTATCATTTGAAAATAATGCTGCAGAACGAATGCGTATTACAAGTGGGGGTAATGTTTTAATAGGAACTAGTACTGATTCAGGTTACAAGCTAGATGTTAATGGTACAGGAAGATTTACAGGAGCAACTATTTTGGCTTCATCAAGTGGTAATGTAGCAATAGGTACAACGCAAAGTGCGTGGAGTGATTTTAAAGTTCTTGAATTTGCAAATGGAATTTATCTTGGTACATACACAGCAGGAGGTCAAACAATGTATCTTGGAGCAAATAATTATTTTAATGGTACTGATTATATTTATAAAGTTTCAGGTTACGCAACAAGATATCAACAAGCATCAGGTGCTCACCAATGGTTTGTAAGCACTATTTCAGGAACAGCAGGTAATGTTGCGACCTTTAACCAAGCAATGACCTTAGATACAAGTGGTAGATTAGGTATTGGTACAACTTCGCCAAGTGATTATGGAATTTATAGGCAATTAGTAGTATTTGGAGGTTCGACTGGTGGAGGTGTAACAATAGCATCTACTGGAACAGCAACAGGTGTTTTAGCTTGGGCTAATGGAACAAGTGGCACATCTCAATACAAAGGCTATATAGAATATCAACACGCTAACGATGCTATGGCTTTTGCTACTAACGCTACCGAAAGAATGCGTATTACAAGTGGGGGTAATGTATTAATAGGAACTAGTACTGATGCAACAGGGAAACTTCAAGTTAATGGTACTATATATGCCACAGGTTTTTACGAAAGTTCTGACATAAGATTCAAAGATATACTAGAAACAAATCCTAATATAAATTTATCAGCGATAGATGTAATTAAGTTTACTCGTAAAGATAACGACACTAATCAAGTAAGATATGGTTACTCTGCACAACAAGTTCAATCTATATTACCTGATGCAGTTACAGGAAATGAATTCTTAAATGTAAACTATTTAGATGTTCATACTTTAAAAATTGCACAACTAGAAAAAGAAATTAAAGAACTAAAAGCAAAACTTAAATAATGGCAACTTGGGCAACTACTGCAGATAATCAATGTTATTCAGGTAACACGCTTCAAAATGCAATTACTTTTGGATATTTCCAATTAAAGACTGGTGGCACTGCTATTCCATTAACTGATGAATTATTAACTAAGGCACAAGTAGAATCTATGGTAAACGTATTTACTATTAGTGCAGATTCTAATCAATTACCAACAAAGAGTGAAACCATTACAAGTGATTACATACAATATATGGGTAACTCAACACCATCGTTTTCTACAAGTGCGTTGTCTTGTGCTGGGTATGTAACAGTTAGAGCCTACTATATAGGCTGGAGAAAAGGGGGCAATCCTAGTATTGATGTAGGAGATGTCCTATATGATTCTTACAATACAACTTTAACAAATGGCAATGGCTTATGGGTTCCATTAAAATATAATGGTACTGGAACTGCTCAATCAGTAAGGGTATCAACAACAGGTGTAGTATTAGAAGTAGTAACTTGTTAATAATTAAAAATAAAATAAAATGAAAACAATCTCTCCCATCCAAAGTTGGATAAACGGACAATCAGTAACGGCAACAATTCTTAACGCTTATGCGATTAATGTAGCATTAGGTGTATCAGCTACTTTCTATTATAGCCTATTAGACTCAGATTTAGTTAGTGTTGCACAAGGTAATTTAACAATGACAGGTGAAGCCTACACTCAATGGACTGTGGATTCTTATGCTTGGGATTGGATTGCTACCGAATTAAATCTAACAATTACAGGTGATTATGTTTTTCCTATTGTAAAAACTCCAATAGAAGAACAAACAACATATAGTATTTAATCTTATATTTGTAAAAAATCAATATTATGATAACAATTTCAGAACAACAATTAAAAGATTTAGAAGCATTTATCAACACTATTCCTACTGCTTACGGCTTACCCCTATTGCAGTTTTTAGGTAAATTAAATGCAGAACAAAATCCTCCAATAGAGGAAGCAAAAGAAATTTAATGACTCCACATAGCAATCAAGCCGACTTTGGAATGGTACTGAGTATCACAAGTGCTGCAATAAGCATCGCAAGTATTCAACCTATTGTAACCCTATTTGCTAGTTTGGTTGCTATTGTTTCTGGACTTTTTGCCATTAGATATTATTACAAAGCAGCTAAAAAGTTTAAGTAATGAGAGACATTGTAATTACGATAGTGATTGCAGTAGCACTTATTTTTATCTTCAACGGAAGGTACAACGGAAATGAGCCTATAATAGTAACGCATACCGATACTATTTATAAGCACGACATAACAAAGAAATATATTAAAGGGGATTCTATCCCTTTTGTCGTTTTAGGTATTGATACAACCATTGTACACGATACTGTACGTATAGTTCAAGATTATGCGTACGTACGAGCTTACTCGGACACTATCAAAGTAGATTCAAGCACTTTCATCATAAACGATACAATCTCTAAAAACAAGGTTCAAAATAGAGGTTTTTATGCCGATATAAGTCAAAAAACGATAAAAGTGGAAACCATCAAGACAATACCATCCAAAAATGAGCTTTATTGGGGTGTTTTAGCCGATTTAAGGACATTTGACAATAAAGTTGGCATAGGAGTTGGTTTAGGGTTTAAAATGGCTAAAAAGGGCTTATTTACAATATCGGCTACTACTAATCAATATTCAATCGGTTATTACACTAAATTTTAATATTATGTTCAGCTTTAAAGATTTTATTCTATCAACCTTTTCGGATGAAAGAGGTTCTATTTCCCACAAGAGAATTTTAGCTACTATTGGAGCAGTTATTCTTTTTGTAGTTTACATTATTAGCAAAGATTCTCATTTAGCAGACTTAATATTTTATTTCGTTTGTGCTTGTATGGGATTGGCAACAATTGATAAGTTTACAAAATGAAACAAGAAGCAATCTTAAAGGGTGCATTAATTCTTTGGGTTGTTTTATTAATATTTTTTCTATGTTAAGTAAAAAGGCAATTGAACTTATTATCCAATTTGAGGTAGGTGGCAGAGCCTACTACGACAAGAAATTACAATCCCCTATTTGGGCAGGTGGAGATTCAGGCATTACAATAGGAATGGGGTATGATTGTGGTTATGTAAGCGAAAAGCAGTTCTTTATAGATTGGGGTAATAAACTTACACCCAACTTTTTAGACCCATTAAGAAAGGTCATAGGGCTTAAAGGAGTTCAAGCCAAACAAATGCTTAGAGGGGAATTAATGCAGGTTAAAATCTCATACAATACGGCATACGAAGTTTTCGTTAAGTGTTCAATACCTAAGTATTTTAAACTAACTAAGAAAATATATCCAGAACTAGAATCATTAAACGAAGATACTCAAGGTGCTTTAGTTTCTATGGTTTACAATAGAGGAAATAAGTTAGAAGGGGATTCTAGGATTGAAATGAAGGCAATAGTTGAAATGGTCAAGAACAAAGATTACGATGGGATAGCAGAAGAGATTGAAAAGAGTAAAAGACATTGGGAAGGAAAAGGATTAGATGGCTTGGTAGTGAGAAGGGAAGCAGAAGCAGATTTGATTAGAGATTCGTTAGCATAACAAAAACCTAAAATATGGCAACTCCACAACTGCGTACAAAACGCAGGAGACTTTTCTTTGACATTGAAACAAGTCCAAACATCGGATTGTTCTGGGAGGCTGGTTATAAAAAGAACATTGATTACTCAAACATTATTCAAGAACGAGCAATCATTTGTATTTGCTACAAATGGGAAGATGAAAAAGAAGTTTACTCTTTACAATGGGATTCTAAGCAGAATGATAAGACAATGCTTCTTAAATTTATTGAGGTGGCAAATCTATCTACGGAAATGGTTGGACACAATGGCGACAAATTTGACTTGGCTTGGATTAGAACAAGATGTTTATTTCATCATATCCCAATGTTTCCAAAGTATTTAACCATTGATACTTTAAAGGTGGCAAGACAAAAGTTTAGATTCAATTCAAATAGACTTAATTACATAGCAGATTTTTTAGGCTTAGGTCAAAAGATAAAGACCGAATATTCATTGTGGAAAGACATTCTTTTACACAAGGATAAAATTGCTATGGAAAAGATGATAAAGTATTGCAAAAAAGATGTTGTTTTGCTAGAGAAAGTATTTGCTGAATTAAAGAATCATATAGAGCCTAAGACACATTACGGAGTTGTTTTTGGAGAGGATAGAGGAACTTGCCCTGAGTGTGGAAGTGATGATTTAATAAAAAATAATAAAGTAGTAACTGCTACTGGATTAACAAGGATTCAATATAGATGTAATACTTGCTACAAATATCATAGTAAAACCGATAAATAAAATGAAAATGCCTTCTAAGTGGAACAAAATGAATTTAGCAGAACAAGAAAGCTGGTTAGTAAAGAAGTATCAAGAAATGATTAGCGAAGTAGAATCAGTAAGTAAGATGTTAGCCAAGATAAGAGGTGGCAACAGAATAGTAGTAAAGGAGATTGAAAGACCAGATGAAGCCTTATTAAAGTCGTGAGAATCAAAATCATATATCGTAAACTTGGTAAGGAACAGGCTTACGGCATATCCTCTAGTGATGGGGTAATAGAGATTGATGAAAGGCTGCGTGGCAAAAAGGCAATGGAAATTTTAATACATGAGCTGCTCCATCTCACAAATCCTAAAGATGATGAAAAAACCATAATTCGCAAAAGTGTAACTTTGACTAAAGTCTTGTGGAATGAAGGGTACAGGAAAATAGATGATACTATTGACCTCCCTTTGCAAGATGGTTCAATTTAGGTTGTTTTTTCTTGTTCATAGGTTCTCCTCAGTGTAAAAAGCTGGGGAGTTTTTATTATATTTGTATCTAGATATACTAATGGTTTAACGGAGGCTTGTTTCTACTTGCCTCCCTTTTTTTGCCCTTATGTTATAACATTAGTCAAGTTATAACTTTACTTTTTTACTAATTTCCTTAGTATTACTACCTAAAACATTGTACAATGTTCCCAATTTGGTTACAAAAGTTCTCTAATAGTAAACTTTATCAATCACAAAAGTTACCCAATAAGGGAACTTTGAGCCGTAAATGACTGATAATTGGCTCATTTATGACCGATAAATACCTAACTGCTTGATTATCAAAGCATAGCTTAATTAACATAACTTTAACTAAAATAATTTATATAATTTTTGGTTAGTATTGTAATCTTTATATATCTTTGTGAAACAAAAGGGAATTAACCCAATTGCAAAAACCATTAATTATGACAACAATTATTTACAAAGGAATTACAATTGAATTTTTAAATGGATGGTATATATTTTATATAAATGATACTAAAAATGTAAATACAAATATCCATATGGCAAAAAGAATGATAACAAGAAATTTAAAAAATAAATAACCAAAAAACCATAGTATGAAAACACTATTAAGCCTCAACACAAATTTCTATCCTTACAATGGGAACTTTATCCCTCAAGCTGGGGACAACATTTTCTTAGACTATTCAATAGAAGATACCAAATTCTTTGTAGTAAAGTTTAGGACTATTGACCTTGCAAACAATCAAATCATTATCTCAATTGAAAAAATCTAAATTATGACAGACCAACAAAACAAGAATTTTCAGGCAATCGTTATTTTAATCTTTGTCTTTATCGTAACAGGAATCTTACAAAACATTTAAATCAAAATATGAAAGTAGAAAAAAAAGAAGTAGTCTGCATCCGACTGCCAGAATCAATTAAAAAGAAAGTAGATGCCGAAGCTAAAAAGATGTACTTAGCACCAAGCAAATTAGTATCAATTATCGTACAAAAATATTACGAATCTAAAAACTAAACCAATGCAACCATTAATCTATCAAGGAAAACAACTTAAACTACACCAAAGAGCAACTTGTTTACTAGAACTCTTAAAAAAGGCACAAGCAAGGCAATCCAGTATTGAAAACGACCTTCAGAAATGGAGAGGAGCAACTTGGGACAATCCTATCAAGCTAATGAACAAGTACGAGGATGACTACCTTATAAAGATTGCTAGAATGAACCAAATACAAAAGAGAATCTTAAAGTCTTATCACTTCCTTATACTTGACCTTTACGAGATTACCGAAGATTTTATGTTACCTATTAACCTTTTACATTTTTAATATGACATATATAGACAATAGCAAGTTCCAATTGCAAAGAGAAATCTACATTTTAGAAGTAGAAAATGAGATGCTAAGAAACCAAATTATAAAACTTAAAATAGAAAAGAATGAACTACTGGGCAATACCAAGTCAAAAGGAGAGCAGACTGACAACGAAGGAAATGATAAGGTATTCTGAAACAATTATAGATAAGATTGCAGAATATTATAAGATACTACCTAAGGACATAAAAGGCAAAAGCAGAAAAAGGCATTTTGTTAAAGCTAGATTTATAGCAATGTATTGTATAAAAAATAACACAACTTTAACATTAAAGGCAATTGCAGATATGGTAGGCAGAGACCACACTACAATAATCCATTCGTTAAAGACTATACAAAACACTTTAGACTTGCATTACGATACAGATTTAAAGGATGAATTAAACAAAATAAAAAGATTAATATAAATTTGACTTATTCACAAAATAGTCTTATTTTTAATTATTAATAACCAAAAAACCATAGTATGATTAACTTACAAACAAACTCACTTATCAACATTTACAAGGCTTTAGCTGCCTTTCAGCAGGATTGCCCTGTAATTCACAAGGGAACAAATGGTCATAATTACACCTATGCCGATTTCCCTACAATTCTTGAAGTAATCAATCCTTTGCTTAAGAAACACAATCTAGGATTTACCCAGCTTCTAATTGAGGATGGATTAAAGACAGTTATCTTTCACACTATTAGTGGAGAGTCAATTGAGTCAAATGCAACTATTCCACAAATTACTCTTAGAGGTATGAACGAGTATCAATCATTCGGAAGTGGCATTACCTATTACAGAAGATATGCTTTATCTGCTGCTTTAGGGTTAGTAACTGATAAAGATACCGATGCCTCTGGAGAGAAAACTGCTTCAGTATTTATTAAGAAACACAAGTCAATACTAGATTTGACATTAGCTATTGATATGTGCGAATCAGTTGCAGAATTAACTAAGCTACACGGCTTAAATAAGGATTTAATGAATGACGGAATAACTGCATTATTCACAAGTAAAAAATCTAAATTATGATTGACCAAAAACTAATAAAGCTAAGAGACTTAGTTTCTTATTGGGAATGGAAACATAGTGCTTGTCATAAGTTTTGGATAAATGAAACCTATCAGGAACTTGTAAAAGCAAGACAAAACCTAAAGGAATATAAGTCTAAAAATTATCCTGAAACTCCATTATTAACCCAGCCTAAGCCATTCCTAAGAATGAATGATTGGACTGAAAACTATGAAAACTATGCTGATTAATACTTGTTGTGGATATGAAAGCGAAATATCCTATGACCTTTGTCCTGAATGCCACGAGCATTGCGATTGGGAGAATTTAGATGAAGAGGAAATACAAAAGGATATAGATGCAGAAAATCAAATTGATGATGAATTAATTAATAAACAAAACAAATAAAAATGGAAAAGAAAACAAACTATGGTGCTTGGAAAAAAACAACATCAAAAGGAGAAGTAATTGAATTTACGATTGAGGACAAACGCTACTCAATGTGGTTAAATCAATACAAAAAGCCTGAATCAAAAGAACCAGATTACAAAATCTACCCTAATGATTACAAGCCTAAAGCCGAAACTAAAATGGAGTATGCATCTCCAGTAAACCAACAGGAAAGTGAAGATGATTTGCCGTTTTAATTAACTATCTAAAAACAAAAACTATGAGCCAAAACAAACAAATAGCAGACTACCTAAACAAAGGTAAAAAGCTAACTACTCTTGATGCCTTAACTAAATTTGGATGCTTTAGATTAGCATCACGAATAAACGATTTAAGGAATGATGGAATGAATATAAAAACAAAGATTATCAAACTAGAGAATAAAAAGCAGATAGCCCAATATTCATTAAAATAGCTTATCTTTGTAACAGGATGTCGTTTATCCTATTAAGAACTTATTGCCCTTGCGATGAACTACCAAAACGACTGGTAGGGATTCAATGGGGCTTTTTTATTTTATGGCTAAGAGATTTACGGATACAGAAAAATGGAAAAAACCATTCATTAGGAATTTAAAAGCATCATACAAACTACTCTGGTTATATGTATGTGATGACTGCGACCATTCAGGGATATGGCAAGTTGATATAGAAGTTGCTGAAATTAGGATAGGCGAAAAATTAGATGGTAAAAAAGCCATTGAACTTTTTGGAGATAAAATCATTCCTTTAGATAATGGTGCTAAATGGTTTATTCCTTCTTTTATAGAGTTCCAATATCCTTCTGGATTGAACGAAAATAACAAAGCACATATCGGAATTATTAAAAACTTAGAAAGGTACAAAGATGAAATTGCCAACTTTAAGCCCCTTGAAAGCCCCTTGCAAGGTGCTATGGATATGGTTATGGATATGGTAATGGTTAAGGATAAGGTTAAGGAAATGGTAATACTACCTTTTGAATCAGAAAACTTTATAAAATATTGGACATTTTGGAAGGATTTTAAGAATAAACAATTTAATTTCAAGTTCAAGACTGCTCAATCGGAACAATCAGCATTAAATGATTTGGTTAATTTATCAGATGGGTATGAAGAAACTGCCATTAAAATAATAGAGCAATCTATGGCTAAAGGATGGAAAGGATTATTTAAACTAAAAAACGAATCTAATGAATCAGGAACTTATACAAATAACGCAAAACTTAGTTATCCAGAAAGAGAATGGGAACGACTTAAAAATCTTGGATAGGGATGAGTTAAAGGTATATAAGGCAATGGAATCTATGCACATTGGCAAATGCTCAAGAATAGAAGTTACAGAGCATTTAAAGACCTGTATTGCTTTGAGTGGGATGCAAGTACCAACAAATCAAATATTCAATCTATGCGTTTCTTTTACAATAGAATCTTACGGACAATACAAATTAAAAGAACTGGGGGTAGCATTTAAGATGTTTGCAGAGGATAAGTTTACTATTGGCAATCATATAAACTTTAGTCCTAAGTTAATTGGGGAGGTAATGAATGCCTATAAAAAGATAGCAGTACAAGTAAGAAACAAAACAATTGAAGAGCCTAAAGAAATAATTATGCAAGTAGATGAAGAGCAAGTAATGAGAGAGGAAGCCGAGTATTGGAAAACATCTAAGAAAGACTGGCGATTCTTAAACTATCAATGCTTTGATTACCTATGGAAGCGAAAGCTACTAAAGATAACTCCTGAGAAAGCTGAGTTTATAAAATCAAAAGTAAAAGCCTATCATTTGGCACAGGCTAAGAAACCAGAAGATATGATGGTAGATGAGGAAACTATGAGACAACAATGCAAAAAATATTCCCTTAAACTTTATTACGATAACGAACTATGATAGAGAATTATATACCAATGGAAGATGTGCTTATCAGAATCAAGTACCATCCAGATATAACCAAACAAGAGAAGGAGCAATTTAAAGAAGCCATTAAAGGAATCTATATGACCGAGAAAGGCAAAGAAAAGATGAATAAACCTAAAAAATACCAAAATGAAAGAAACACTAGGAATGATTAAATTCTTTTTTATCTCAGTACCAGTATTCCTTATGGTTTACTGCTCAGTAATGATTTGCATAGAGATTAAAGAATACATAAAAAAATATGAGTAAGATAAAAGGACACGAAAACGCAATGCCTGTGAGATTAATATTTATAGATACTAAAGAGGAAATAGAATTTAAGTCAGTAGCCTACGCAAAAAGAGTAACTGGAGTAAATGAATACCAAATAAAGGAAAGCCTTAACCCACTTAAAAAGAAACGATTTGAGTACCAAAATAGACAAATAGCGTTCCGTATTAAGAAATAATCTAATTTTGTCCTATGGCATTACAAACCATTCCAAAACTTACAGGAAAGACACAAACAATTTTTAATCGTTATATACGACAAAGAGATAGTCAAAATGGTTACTTTACTTGCATATCATGTGGCTCTACTAAAGATACCTCCCAAATGGATGCAGGTCATTATGTGCCTGTCAAGAATAGTTCAGCTTTAAGATTTGATGAGTATAATGTAAACGGAGAGTGCAAGGCTTGTAATGGATTTGACCAATTCCACCTAATAGGCTACCGAAAAAACCTAATTGATAAGATAGGCGAAAGAATGGTAATACACTTAGAAAGTCAGTCAAGACTTATAAAGAAATGGACTAGAACAGAGTTAAACGAATTAATAAATAAATATGGCGAAACTAAATCCTAATGGCAAAGTCTCCTTTGGGTCAAGGAAAAAAGGAAAGGCTAAAAAGACATTTGGTCCTAAAGACAAACCTACTAAACCCTATGCGAGGCAGGGAAGGTGTTAATAAATAACCCACGCAGTTCACAATAATACCTTATATTTGCAATATGGAAATATTTAAAGATATAAAAGGATACGAAAATTTGTATCAAGCAGGTAATAAAGGGAATATTAAAAGTTTAATTACTAATAGAATTTTAAAGGCTGCAACTGATAAATGCAATTATAAAATAGTTACTCTTTGTAAAGATGGTAAACATAGTACAAAAACAGTTCATAGATTAGTGGCTCTTAATTGGTTAGGGGAATCAAAATTAGATGTAAACCATAAAGACGGAAATAAAGGCAATAATGCTTTAGAAAATTTAGAGTTTATAACTAAAAGCGAAAATACTAGACACGCACTCAAAAATGGTTTATATAAGCCTAACTTTGAATATATAGCAGTTAGAACTAGAAAAAAAGTAAAACAACTAAATTCTATAACAAACGAGGTAATAAATATATTTGAATCTGCTCACGAAGCATCAAGGCAAACAGGATTTAATAGAGGTAATATTTGTTCTTGTTGCAGAGGAGAGGTTAATTTAGTCCAAAATTATAAATGGCAATATGAATATTAATTTAATTAAAGCAAATCCAAATAACCCAAGAATTTGTAAGGACCATAAGTTTAAGCAACTTGTAAAGTCTATTCAAGATTTCCCCCAAATGCTAGAACTTAGACCTATTGTAATAGATGAGAACAATATGGTTTTAGGTGGCAATATGAGGCTTAAGGCTTGTCTTGAAGCTGGGTTAACCGATGTGCCTGTGATACATGCAAACAATCTAAGCGAGGAGAAAAAGAAAGAGTTTATTGTAAAGGATAATGTAGGCTATGGCGAATGGGACTGGGATGACCTAGCAAATAACTGGGATGCCCTAGAACTAACCGAATGGGGTTTAGATATACCAAACTTTGATGCAGAAATATTAGAGGCACAAGAAGATAACTTTTCAACTCCAGAGGGAGGCATTGAAACAGATATAGTCTTAGGAGATTTATTTGAAATAGGCGAACATAGATTGCTATGTGGTGATAGTACAGATAGCGACCAAGTGGCAAAGCTAATGAACGGACAAAAGGCTGATTTATCATTTACAAGTCCACCATATAATGCAGGTAAAAGTGAGGCATTAAGTGGGAATACTCATACAATAGATAATAAATACAATGAATATAATGACAATCAAACAAAAGATAATTATTTAGATTTATTAGTAGGATTTACAAATAACGCATTGTTAAATAGTAATTATTTAATTTGCAATATTCAAAGTTTAGCTGGTAACAAAATAGCATTAATTGAATATTTATATCAATATAAAGACAATTTTATAGATGTAGCAATATGGGATAAAGGACACGGAGCCCCTGCAATGGCTGAAAATGTAATGACATCTGCTTGGGAATATATGTTCTTTATATCTTCAAAAGATAAAGCATCAAGGGCAATTCCTAATGCAAATTTTAGAGGAACTGTTCCAAATATATATAGAGGCAAACCTAATAGAAATAATGAGTTTTCAAGTGTACACGCTGCAACATTCCCAATAGACCTTCCAGAATGGGCATTACGATTCACAAAAGAAGGAAACATTATATTAGACCAATTTTGTGGAACCGGTACAACAATGGTAGCTTCACACCAACTTAAACGCAAATGCTATGGTATGGAACTAGACCCTAAGTATTGTCAAGTTATTGTGGATAGGATGCGTAAACTAGACCCTGCTTTGGAAATCAAAAAGAACGGAGTAACTTTGCAATAATAGTGAAACAATAGTGAGATTATGGCTAACGAACAAAATTTAACCCCATTTAAGAAAGGGGAGGTAGCAAACCCTAATGGCAGACCTAAAGGAATACCAAACTCAAAGACTAGATTGCTAAGATTGTTAGAATTGGTCCAAGTAAAGACTAACCCAATTACAGGAGAGAAAGAGGAGTTTACTGTGGCAGAGCAATTAGATATGATGGTACTACAAAAGGCATTTAAAGGAGATTTAAAGGCATATCAAGAGATACTTGATAGATTAGAAGGCAGAGCCAAGCAAACAAACGAAATAGAACTATCAGGAGGACTGCAAATAAATTGGGAGGAGAAAAAAACTTACGTTGAAAAAACAGGAAGCCTATAATGGAATTATCCATAAAACAAACAACTGCTTTAGACCTATTAGAAGATAAAACAACAAATGAGATTCTATTTGGAGGCGGCGCCGGTGGTGGAAAGACTGCGTTAGGTTGCTACTGGCAGCTTAAACAAAGATTAAAATATCCCAATACAAGAGGACTAATTGGGAGAGCCGTGTTAAAAACCCTAAAAGAAACTACCTTAGTCTCCTTCTTTCAAATAGCTAAAATGCAAGGGCTAGAAGCCAACAAGCATTTTAAATTCAATGCTCAATCTTCTACCATAGAATTTCCCAATGGTTCTACTATCCTACTAAAAGACCTTTACTCCTACCCTTCCGACCCTAACTTTGATGAATTAGGTTCACTAGAGATTACCGATGCCTTTATAGATGAAGCCAACCAAGTAGATGATAAGGCTAGGAATATTATTAAATCAAGGATAAGGTTTCAACTAGACCAAAACAATTTAGTACCTAAGATTCTTTACACTTGTAACCCAGCTAAGAATTGGACTTACTCGGAGTTCTACAAGCCACAACAAGAAAATACAATATCTAAGAATAAAAGATTCATTACTTCCCTAATAGATGACAATCCTTTTATCTCTAAGCATTACAAAGAGAACTTACTAACTTTGGATAGTGTATCTAAAGAGAGGCTTTTGTTTGGTAACTGGGAGTACTTAGATGACCCTGCACAACTTATAGACTATGATAAAATACTTGATTCTTTTAGTAACACTTTTGTTCCTGTTGGGGATTCTTTTATTACTTGCGATGTGGCACGCTTTGGTAATGACAGTACTGTTATTGGTATATGGAGTGGCTTTCGTGTTAGGTTTTATCAGTTCAATGGTAAATCAGTTGTTGAGGTCGCTGAACTTATAAAGAACTTTGCAACAGAACATAAAGTGCCGACATCTAACATTGTTTGCGATGAGGATGGAGTAGGAGGTGGAGTTGTAGATATTCTTAGGTGCAAAGGATTTGTCAATAATAGTTCTCCATTAGTAAACCCTGTAACAAGACAAAAGGAAAACTTTGATAACTTAAAGTCTCAATGCTATTTTAAATTAGCAGATATGGTTAACAAAGCAGAACTTTACATTCAAGCAGATGGAAAGCAAAAACAAACTATCATTCAGGAACTAGAGCAAGTCAAACAAAAGTCAGTAGATAACGATATGAAAAAAGGAGTAATTCCTAAAGATAAAGTAAAAGCAGCGATAGGTCGTTCTCCTGATTTTAGTGATT